TACTTTTGGAAGTAAAAATAAGAGGAAATTTTGAAGTTAAGACAACTAATAAACTGGATATTGTACATTATCTAGCATTTATAGTTCTTCAAAACATGTACATATGGCAGGATAGAGAAGTGGTTTTCTTTCTGGTTTCCTTATATAAAACATACGGAGCGAGTTAGGTGCAGCGTAGTGGTTCGATTCCACTTGTGGGCGTAGCTCTTGCGAATAAGGTTCCCACCGTTTTTTTTTGGTTTTTTGACGATACAATAAAATCAGCTTTGGTTAGTTAAGTGGTGCATTGCTGTAATGGTAACAGAGAGACTTGCTAAGTCTTCCAACAGAAATGTTGTACACGTTCGAATCGTGTATGCACCGTTCCAATGAACTGCAATCATTGGAAGGATTTCATTTTTATCTTACCTTTCTATGAATGGTTTCCAGTACTCCACGTTGGGTGGCTAGTTACGGTTCAAGTCCGTGTACTGGAATTTTTGTTTAGAGAGGTGGATTATGGAAGAAAAAGATTATTGTTGTACATGTAAATGGTACGCACTGGAAGAAGGAGTCTGCTGTAATGGTGAAAGCGAACATTGTGCAGATTTCAGATGCTGGGATGACAGTTGTGAATGTTGGGAGGGTATTGAAAATGACAGAACAAGAAGTAAAGAAAATGACAGAAGATTTATCTGATTATAAAAAAGTTTTTTCGGAGTTAGAAAAAAGATGCAGCCAAGGAGCATTAGAATACTGGAATCGCCATTTATGGTATGGGATTACGATTCAGTCCAATAAAGAAGCGGCATCACCAAAGGATGGCGAGCCTCCTAAACAACCTTTGAAATTAGCAGATTGGCTGATTGACAGAGGATTAAAAGATGGGATCCGATTATACGGAAAGAATGAGCTTAAACAAATCGCCAAACATCTTTTAATTTATTGTGAGGATGAATAATGCAAATAGCAGGAAAAGAAATTAAAGACGAGTGTTCCAGATGCGGAAATATCCTTGAATGCGAGTTGTTCCGTCAGGGACATGGAATAAAACAGGAACGTGAGAATGTAGCAAAGATGATCGAATGTCAGATGAAACATAGGGAGGGCAAGAAAAAATAAAATTATGGAAAATAATTTATCGTTACGAGACAAACGTAAATGTCCGTTTTGCGGAGGAGTCGTAATCAATACAGGAGTGGATTTCTTTTGCGGTGATATAGATATTATTGGTTTGAGAACTGATGCAGAATGGATTTGTACAAATTGCAAAACCGAATTTGATGCTGAATTTGATTTTTCAATTGATGAAATTAAAAAAATTCATAACTTAAAAGTAGCATTCTTTGATAGACGTAGCAATGGTGTTAATGTGCTTGGAGAGACAAGCAATAGAATAAAAAGGTGATATAAAATGATTAAAAGACTTTACAATATCTGGCTTAAACGAAAAACAAAGAATTTTACTCGCATTCCGTTGTTCACAATGATGTTTGACTGGAAGAAGTTTCAAGAGGACGGAAAAAAGGGAAGTTGTTTACTGTATGTGATTCATCCAGATATCGCAAATGATTTAGTTTTGCGTAAGAAACTGTGTGAATGTGTGGACTATATCCGGGACAATTACGATATGGAAATGTTTACCAAGATTTGAGGGAGGATGCCATGAGAATTGAAGATTTGAAAAATTGGACTGTAGATCAGCTAAAAGAAGAAGTTGTTCGTCTGGCTGATGAGAGAGAAGCAAAGCAACATAAAATTCTGGACAAAAATGAGAAAATCAATGAGCTTCAGGCTGAACTGGATAAAATGTGCGATTATAACAATGAATTAAAAAGACAGGTGAACAAAAAGGCAGATGCACTATTTTACGACGAATCTGTAGAAATCGCAAAATATCACAGACGGCATCAGGACGATTGCATTACAATCAATCAGCTTCAGACCGCATTGGATGTAATGGTTGACCGATATGCAACTCTGAGAAAGATTCATGGGGTGAGTTGATATTATGGATAATCAAATTACTGTTAGCCGATTATTAAATATGCTTGATGAACTTTCAATGAATGGCTTTGGAGATATGCCTGTGTTCTTAGGTGAAAATTATCCGTTGTTAGAAGATTCGATAAGCGTCAATCCGCGTGAAAACAAGCTACACATTAGGAATACATATTATGATGAAAAAATGGCAGAAGCAATGAGAAAAGCTATTAATGGTATGGAAGATGTACATAGAACATATATAGCAGATTGTTACAAAGCTGGAAGAGGAATGGACATAAAGGAGTGAGAAAGCGTGAAAAACAATATGCGTCTACGTAATATTCCTTGGATAGAAACTGTACCAAAAAAATATTATTCTCCTTTAATGAACGATATGTGCATTGTTCCGTATTGTAATAATTATCTTAAAATGCATGGAAAACATAAAATAAGGCAGATTGCCGGGAGAAAGAGAAAAAGAAAATTCAATAATCAATTCAGAAAAAACATAAGAAGTAAAATGAGGATTTATCTCAAACGGAAACATAAAGGCATTAAGCATAAAAAGAACAGGAGAAATAATGAGTATCAAATCAGCATTTGAATCAGAGGGAATAGATTTCTCTCAGGCAATGAATCCACCGGAGCCGTGGGACGGACGGGCATTAATAAAGAACATCAATGGCAAACTATGGTATTGCTGTCCTTTTTGCGAGAAGAAAGCTCTTCTGATTAGCCCAGAGACAAAAATTCAGCATCTTAAATTGAAATGCAAGGGTAGCAACTGCAAGAAAGAGTTTGAAGTAAATGTATGAAAAATATGAAAATGTTCCAATAACACTTTTACAAACAGGTGAAACCGTGTCAGCTTTGATTGAAGTCTGCATAGAGAACGGGAGAGAGGTTGCTTACTTCTGCGCTAATGTACTTGGACGATCAGATTATGAGGAAACATTTGTGATACAAATAAAAGACAGAGAATTCCCGTTCGTTATAAGACATTTAACCGGTTTTACAGATACGTTTCCGGTTCGCATGGAAATGTATGCCAAACAAGTAGAAGCATTCACTATTGGAAAATGGGAAAAGATATTGAGAGATATTTTAAATGAAAGTAAGCGTTAAACGGATTAAATGCTTTCTAACAGGCGGATGTAAATTCAGAAGTACGGACACCGTAGCAAAATGCGATAATAAAACAAAGACTGTTACGATTACGGAAACGTGTTGCAAATGTGGAAAGCAGTACAGTTTTACAGCTACATATAAACAATTCAGAATGCCAGATTGGAGCTATAACAATGATTTGTGTTGAAAATGTCCCAGTAATAATCACTGAATCCGGAGAAATAACACTTTCTACCGTCGAAGTACATGAGATTTCTAGTGCAGGCATAGTGTTGAAAATAATACTTCAAAATCCGATTGACTGCATAGGCAATAGTGCTAACGACTATCTTCTACGAATCGGAAAAAGGGATATATATGCGTACGGCATTCTTGAAAATTTCAAAATATTAGGATTCATACAATCTGATATAAGCTTTTTAAAAGCTGAATCGTGGGAAAAAATTCTGAAAGATGAAGCTAATAAAGCTACTATTGTAAAAGGCTCTACGACAGAAGAAAAACTACTGAAAGAGCTGAATGAATATTTCAAGTCTGATAAGTGTACGATTTCGTACAAAGACGCTAACAAAATTGAAGAAATTATCAGTAATGTGTTGAATGAGGAATAATTATGAAGAAGATACCAACGTTATTCAAACGAGAATTTAAAGACCATAAGGTTGTAAAGGTTCTTCCGAAAGTGCATCCGGGCATGGAATGGGTACTTAAAGGAGAAGGTGTTGCAACAGTCAAATACGACGGTTCTTGCTGCGCGATAATTGACGGAGAATATTATAAAAGATATGACTGCAAGAAAGACAAAATACCACCAGAGGGATTTATTCCTTGTTGTGAGCCAGATTCCATTACAGGTCATTGGCCGGGATGGGTAAAGGTTGATGAGAATAATCCGTCTGATAAGTGGTTTGTAGAAGCATATTATGTAACTTCGATGTGGACAAATCAAGGTCTTAAATTGCCGGATGGCACATATGAAGCTTACGGAAAACATTTTCATGGCAATCCGTATAATGATGATTACGATGCCTTGATAAAACACGGCAAAGAAATCGTTGAAGTCGAAAGAACATTCGAGGGAATCAAGAAATATCTTTCCGAACATAGAATAGAAGGATTGGTTTTCTGGAAAGATGGAAGCCCACAATGTAAAATCAAACGTTCAGATTTTGGTTTTGAATGGCCAGTAAAGGAGGATTTATGAATCCAGTATTTATATTTCTAGTGATATGCGGAGCAGTGGCAGTATGGTTTCTACTTTACAAATTATTTCAGCCGCTAGGTAAATTATTGAATCACATTGGCAAAAATGCCATTGATGAGTTAAATAAAGATGAAAGTCAAAATGAGGAGGACAAAGAATGAAAAAAGGACTTTTAGGTGGAATTGGATTAGCTGTTGTAATCATTGCAGGACTTATATGCGTTGCAAAGTGTAGTGTAAAGGTTCCAGCCGGTTACATTGCGGTCGAGTACAAAATGAACGGGGGAATCTCCAAGAACGTACTTACGCAGGGATGGCATTTGATTTCACCTACAGTAAAAACTTCACTGTATTCTGTTGGAATCGAACAGTCTTATCTTACATCTGAAGATAAAGGCGATTCTCCAAAAGATGAAAGTTTCAAGACACCGACGGCAGATGGCAAATCTCTTTTAGTTGATTTGGAATTTTCGTACAAATTCGACCAAAACAGAGTAACTGATGTATTTACTCAGTTTAAAGGTCAATCCGGGGAATCCGTGAAAAACACCTTTATTAAGCCGAAAATGAAAGCATGGACGCAGGAAGTAACTGCGAAGTATCCAGTAACAGATGTTTTCGGTGATAAGCGTCAGGAACTGAATGAAGCACTTGACGAATATCTTAAACGGAAGTTTGAACCATACGGAATCATTATTGATACAGTAAACTTTACTTCTATTTCCACTGATGATGAAACACAAGCTGCAATTCAGAAGAAAGTAAACGCACAGCAGGAACTTGAATTGGCCAACATCGAAGCTAAAACAGCCAAAGTACAAGCCGATAAAGATAAAGAAGTTGCACTGATTGCTGCTGAACAGGAAAAAGAAAAAGCAGCTATTCAGGCAGAACAAGCCAAAATTGATGCAGAAGGTAAAGCCGAAGCGATTAAGATTAAAGCTGAAGCCGAAGCGGAAGCAAATAGAAAAATTGCAGAATCACTTACTCCTGAACTGATTGAAAAACAGAAAATTGATAAATGGAATGGTGAAGTTCCGAAGATTCAGGGAAGTAACACTTCTACCATCTTAGATACAAGAGATATGGCAGCCGATGAGAATGCTGAATAATAAATAAATCAGTCAAAGAGCCACATGAGAGCCAGACTAAATCCTAAAAAGAAAGGAGGTCTGGCTCTATTTTTATGTCAAAAATTACAGAAGGTTCGCTTGAATGGTATCGGGCAATTTTAAATCAAATCATTAATGATGATATGACAGTCTATCAAAACCAAAAAGATTGCCTTGATCTGCTGTTAAATATGAATATTGACCTTCCTTTCAAGGATAATCCAGATGCACGGAATATGGCAATGAAAGTCAGTAAGTATGCTCATACAACTGCAGCAAGAAACGCGGCACTGACTGGAAGCGGTAATTTTGATGATATTTACTGGCAGTATTTATTGTTGGAAGCACAGAACTATCAGGTTGACAGCGGGCTTCTTTACCTTGAAAAGAACCGAATCCCGAAAGAACGATTCTACGAACCACGAAGAAATGTGTTCTTGCAGCATAACATCATAGGTTCACTGCAAGACCTGATGGATGATAAATTAGATATATTTGCATTAAGCGTACCTCCGGGTTGTGGCAAGAGCACTCTGGAAGATTTCTTTTTATCATTGGTAGGTGGATGGTTCCCGAATGACTTTAACCTGTCTTCGGCACACAGTAGCATTCTGACACGTTCCCTTTATGATGGTGTTCTGGAAATTATCAATGATCCCGTGGAATACACGTGGCATGAGATATTCCCTAACGTAGAAATTCAAGGAACAAATGCAAAGGAAACTACAGTCAATCTCGAAAGAAACGGACGATTTAAGACATGGACATTTCGTTCTATTGATGGCTCTTTGACTGGTGCCACTAGATGCAATAGATTTCTTACTGCCGATGACCTTGTGTCTGGTATTGAAGAAGCTTTGAATAAGAACCGACTTGATACCTTATGGACAAAAGTGGTAAATGACTTGCGTTCCCGTAGACTTGAGGGATGCAAAGAGTTTTATATTGCCACCAGATGGTCAGTACATGACCCTATCGGAAAACTGCAGCAACTATATGCCGGAAACCCACGGGCAAGGTTTATTGCAGTTCCAGCACTTGATGAAAATGGAAAGAGCAATTTTCTGTTTACGGTAAATGGATTCTCAGAGAAATATTTCAATGATGCTAAAGAATCCATGGATGAAATTTCTTACAACTGTCTTTATCAGCAACAGCCGGTAGAACGTGAGGGATTATTATTACCACCGGACAAATTAAAACGATTCTTTTTCAGTAAAGAAGACGTGCCGGATGGATGCGCGGATGAATACATTATCATTCCAGATAAAGATGCAGATGCAATATGGGCGGTATGTGATACAAAAGATAAAGGAACCGACTTCGAATCATTACCGATTGCATACCAATACGGAGATAAATTTTTCTTTCCTGATGTGGTGTTTGATGACACTACAGACTATGACATTTTGGATAGAAAGACAGCAGATATTTTGATAAGACATAACCCACATAAGATTCGTTTCGAATCAAATAATGTCGGAAACCGTGTGGCACACAATATCCAGAAAATGATTACCGGAAAGTGCCGAGCTGAAATTGAGACAAAACCAACGTCAGCAAATAAAGAAACAAAGATTCTTGTAAATTCGGACTATATAGCAAAACATTTTTATTTTCTGCATCCAAGTCAGTACAAAGTAAAGTCTGATTACGGATTATTTATGGCTAATGTAACTACGTACACTACTAGGGCAAAAGTACCACATGATGACGGAATCGACTCTTTGGCTATGATGGCTGAGTACATACAAAATCCATTAGGTGGTAAAGCAACGGCAATGCAGAATCCATTTTGGGGAAGGAGATAGTATGGATATAAAGGAGTATCTGAATCAAATTCAACGATATGAAAAAGTTATAAATAACAAACTGGAAGAAATTGAGCACTTAAAATCACTTGCCACCAGTATTAGTGCTTCGGCATATGGCATTGAACGCGTTCAGACTTCAGGAAGCCAAGATAAAATAGGCGATACCATAGCAAAACTGGTGGACGCACAGCGTGAACTGGCTGATAATGTGGTAGAACTTATGGATAAAAAACAGAAACTCATAGATATTATAGAGTCTGTAAAAAATCCCCAGTATTATGATTTTTTGTATAAACGATACGTAGAGGGAAAAAAGCTAACTGTCATTGCAGATGAAATGGAATACAATGAAGAATATATTAAACAATTCCACGGGAAAGCAGTAAATTACGTAAAAGAAATGCTTAATTTCAAAAGTTAGCACCTTTTCTTACTGAATATAACTTTCCAATTATGTATAATATATGATGAAAATGTATAAAGCATCGGGTGAAAACTCGGTGCTTTTTTCATGTCTAAAAATAGGAGGTATAGGCAGTGGGAAGAAACAAAAGTAATTTTGTTGACCTATGCCAAGGCGATTTTGGCAGAAAAACTGCCTACACTGGCGTAGCTCAAATTACTACCGAAAATGTTGTTCAAGTTCTATCTGATACGATTGGTACACATAATCGAAACAGAATGATGATTAATTATCTTTATCGGTACTACAAAGGCGACCAACCAATCTTATATCGGGAAAAGCTTGTGAGACCGGAAGTAAATAACAGAGTTGTCGAAAATCACGCTCTGGAAGTTGTCAAGTTTAAGGCAGGACAAATATATGGAGAACCTATTCAATATGTCTGCAAAAAGAAAAAAGCAGATAAAAAGATAAATGAACAGGTCGATCTGCTGAATGATTATCTGGATGAAGCAAATGCGGATGCCCGAAATATTCAGCTTGGAATATACCAGAGTGCTGTAGGAACTGCATACAAGGCAATTCTACGAGAAGACGATTGGACAAAAGACCGTGATTTACCACCATTTAGAATTTTTATTCCGTATCCGGGAGATGTTTATATTGTTTATTCCAGAAACACAGGAAAAGCAATGTTATCTGTTCAAATATTGAAAGATGAAGAGAATCAGCAATATTACCTTTGCTATTCTTCAAATCAATATTTCAAGATAAAGAACGGACAAGTAACCGTCAGCGGCATTAATGGCTTTGGAGGAATCCCCATTGTTGAATATCCGAACAACCACGACCGCTTATCTGATGTCGAAATTGCAATTACAGCATTTGATGCGATCAACAAGTATCAGTCGGATAGATTAAACGGTGTTGAACAGTTTGTTCAAGCATTTATGAAATTCAAAAACTGTGAAATTGACGAGAATGAATTTTTGAAAATGGTCAAGCTAGGAGCAATATCTGTAAAAGATGCTGGAAACGGTGTTCAGTCAGATGTTGACTTGATGACTGCGGAATTAAACCAGTCGGAGAGCCAAGTTGCTAAAGACGACATTTACAATAATATGCTGATTGTAGAAGCAATGCCAAACCGCCAGAGTAACACCGGTGGTGATACTGGTAATGCTGTATATTTGCGTAATGGATGGGATTTTGCAGAGCGAGATGCAAAACTTGTTGAAGCATTCACAAAAGAAGCCGAAAAAGCTTCTGTCAGAATTATTCTCAACATCATTCGCAAAACCTCCAATGATGTCAAGATTTCTACCAGAGATTTTGATGTCAAAATCACCAGAAACCCAACAGATAACATGCTTGTTAAAGCACAGGCACTTGATTATCTGTTCAAGAATAAAATTCACCCGCTTATTGCATTGATTACTTGTGGATTATTCAGCGATCCGCAAAAGGTATATGAAATGAGCTTACCATATCTTGGAACTGTTTATCCCGAACTGGCAAACCCAGACGCAGAAATGAAGAAAGCACAAGAATTGATTAAAGATTTTAGTCAGAAATCAATTCAAAATCAATCAGCAACAATTTCTTCCACTGGTGAAGAATAGACGTTTTTACATCAATTATTTAAGGAATCTTGGAAAACTGAGATTCCTTTTTTAATACTCAAAAATATTGCAACAGCCCGTGAGCGCAAATCGGGCACAGATCATGTGCGGAGCGAACCGTGTGAACAAAGTGTGTTGGTCTGGAAGAAAGGAGATTTCATGACAAGAGAACAGGCAAAACAAGTACTTATCGGTATGGGAATTGAGGAACCGTCTGATGAACAGGTGTCTAAATACCTTGATTCCGTTACAGGAGAAGTAAAGAAAGAAAAAGACAAAAATGCTTCATTACAAGAAAAAGCCAACAAGGCAGCAGACCTTGAAAAAGAATTGGAAGAGCTGAAACAGCAGAATATGACAGATGCTGAGAAAGCAGAACTGGAACGCCAGAAAGAAAAAGCTGCAAACGAGAAAAGAATTTCTGACCTTGAATCTGCACTTGCAACTTCGCAGAGAGAAGCACTGACAGGAAAAATCACTTCCATTTTTGCTAATGCAGGAATGCAAGGTGATGCCTACGCAGGAGCAATCAAAGCATTTTCCAATATGAATGCAGAAGATGCACTCAAAGAAGCCCAGACTTTTGTTGATGGAATTTCTGAAGTAAATAAAACAACTCTCGATACTGCAAAAGCTGCATGGGAAAAAGAAGCCCTTGAAAACACGCCTAATCCGGGTGGTGGAGCTGGCGACAGTAACGAGACAAAGAAAAGTGATGCATCTGAATATGCAAAAGCGTACTCAGCAAGAATGAACCCAGAAATCAAACCGGCGGACGATAACGCACCGGTAAATATTTAATTCAAGTAAAGGAGATTTAGATTATGGCTTTTATGAAAACAGAGCAGTACGAATCCACACCTAATATCCTCGAATCCGAGGTAGGACTGGTACTTAAAACTTACACAGCAGAACAGACAAATGCTGAAACAGTTGGAGCTAAAAAAATTATCAAAGCAGGTTCCGTGTATCCAACAAATGCAACCGGTGCAAAAGGAATCGTATTTGAAGAGGTTGATATGACAGACGATGTAAAGAGACCAATTTCCGTAATTGTTGCAGGACGTGTTCTTGAAAAGAGACTTCCGGCAGTAGTCGATACTACCGCAAAGACAGAACTTGAAAAAGCGGGAATTGTTTTCGTAACCACTACAGACCCAGAATTTTAAGGAGGTATAACAGATGCCATTTAATGTATTAGAATCAATTACACAGGAAGAAAGACTTAACTTCTCTCAGGATTTCAGTGTTAAAAGACCTGGTATCCTTGATACCATTTTTCCAGATGTTAAAACCCAGTACCTGAAAGCTGAATACTACAGACTTATGGCTGGACAGAGACTGCCAGAAGTGGCATTCGTTCATGCGCTTGATACTGAAGCAGAAATCGGAACAAGACCAGGCTTCGAAAAAGTTCTGACTGAAAAACTCTTTATTAAGAGAAAAATCAATCAGTCCGAAAGATTACAGCAGGCAATTGAAAACGGTGTGCCGGATAATGAAGCACTGAAAAACTTTGTATTTGATGATGCAGCTAACCTTTTTGAAGGTGTTGTTGCCAGAGCGAATGTTATGAAAGGACAGTTCCTTTCTACAGGTGCCGTAAAAGTCAAAGAGAACAATGTAGATCTGAATATTGATTACGGCGTACCGACTGGTGCAAAAGTCACTCTTACAGACTGGTCTAGTCCAGATGCGGACATCATGGGTGATATCCAAAAGATGGTTGCAGTTGCAGAAGACAACGGATTTGTTGTAAATAAAGCCCTTACATCCCTAAAGATGATTAACTACATGAGAAACAATACTGCTATGCAGACAGCGGTTCTGGGAGCAGCAAACAAACGTCTTCTGACCAAACAGGAACTTGCAAATCTGCTTATGCAGGAATACGGAATCACAATTGATCGTTGCGATGAGAAATTCCGCTTCAGAAAAGCAGATGGTTCTCTTAAAACAGGCAGATACTTCAAAGAAGATGTATTTACTCTGTATGAAGCAGATGCAAACGGTTCTTTCGGTACAGGACTCTGGGGCGTGACACCTGAGGAACTTGAATACAGACAGTTCATTCAGGAAGAAAACCGTTCTTTCGTAACACTGTCCATGTGGGCTACACAGGATCCGGTTGCAGTATGGACAAAAGCGTCCGGTATGTTCGTTCCGGTTGCTCCGAAAGCTAATGGCGGTATCGTTATCGGTACAAAGGGGGAATAACCGGGCATAGTCTCAATGAGAACAGCCGATCACCGTCTGTAGCAAGTGTTAAATCCAAAGAACCAACACATAAATACACAGAACGTGAGCTGTCTAATATGACTGTACCACAGTTAAGACAGCTTGCAAGTGATAATGGCTATGCCCTGACAGCAACTAATAAGGCTGGTATCATTTCTGAAATATTAGTTCAGCAAGGGTAGGTGATTTTGGATGAATGAAGAGCTTATAAACGATTTGGTAAACTATCTGACCGATGATACAGAATCACCTGAAATGATTTCTCTTGCCGTAAAACGAGCAATTCGTTCGTTCAAGAATAAGAGAAACTATCCTTCAAGTTATACAGATAAAAAAATAGATAGTGACATGGAAAAATGCTATGATTGCATATTTGATTTAGCCCTCTATTTTCTTGTGAAGCAGGGGGCTGAGTTCCAAGGATCACATTCTGAATCTTCTGTAAATAGAAGTTGGGAATCTGAAACCGAAATTTATATTAATCATGGTGTTTTTCCTTTTGCTGGAAGTTTGAGTTAAAAAAGATGGGATGGAACGCAATGTGTTTTTCCTCCCGGTACATTGCAGGGTTGCTCATTAAAGTAGGGAAAGAGCAAAAATCTTATAGGGAGTGAAAGAAAGGAAAAGCGATGGGATGTGAACATGAGTGCTTTAACAATCACCGCTTCGAAGAAATCGAAAAAAATATTCATGATATGCAGGAAAAGCAGTCTGAAAGGCACAAAGAATTTTATTCAAGAATTAATAAGCTCGAACAGAAGACCGCCCTGTATAGCAATGACTTAGATCATATCAAAGAAACAGTCGATGAAATGAACAACAATTTAAAAATCCTCATGGCAGTCCCTGGCAAACGTTATGACACCATTATTGTATGCATTATAACGGCAGTCGTGGGAGCAGTTGTAGGATTTATGTTGAGCGGTGTATTTCCTATGTAACAAATTGATTCCACTTGTAAGGGAGGACGGTGGAGTTATATGAATTATGCAGATTTTTCAGAAGATGAAAGAAAATTTTACTTGCAAGAAGCAGGTTTTGATTCACGCGAAGAAAAATTATTTCGATTACGGGCTTATGACGAAAAGACATTATGGGAAGCATCTGAATTAATGGAGTACAGCCCCAGAACCATAGACCGAATCAATAAAAAAATAAAGCAGAAAATTACCAAAGTTGCCCCGATGTACATTCGGGGCTTTTCTTTTCATAATGGCGGAAATGTGGCGAAATAGTGACGTTCAAATATAGTGCTTCTTCCTATATGATATAAGCATAAGGAGAAAACAGTATGCTTATATTAGAGAACCCTTATGAAGGATTATGGGAAAAGTATCTGTCTGTGGATGACATGGACATGATTCTTGAATCCCGGATGGGAGGAACATATTATGGCTTATCCGTATTATCAGCCAATAATGGCAAATCCATATCAGCAACCACAAATACAGCCATATCAAGACAGATTGGCACAGCTACAAAATAGTTATCAGCAAACAATGCCGTATGGACAGGCGCAGATGCAACAGCCCATGCAGCAGATTCCGCAGATTTCCATGTTGCAAGGGCAAATGGTGGATGGAATTGATACTGTAAAAGCAAAGGATGTTGATATGTCCGGCAATCCTGTTTACTATCCAAAAACAGATGGAACAGAAATATATAAAAAGCAATTACAGGCAGACGGAAGAAGCAGGATTTTTGTTTACCGACTTGCAAATCCAGACGAACAGCAGCAACCGAAGCAGGAAGAAAAACAGATTGATATTGAGTCCATGTTTAACCAGCTTCGGAATGATGTTTGTTCTGAGATTTCCGGAATCAAAGATATGTTCCCGACATTTATGTCAGGAACATCGGAAGCTGCAAAACAGCAGAACGGAGGTAAGCAGAGATGAATTTCAGCCCAAACGCCATGATGAAAAAGCAACTTGAGAAAATGATTTCTCAGAGGTTCGGAAGTGTGGATAACATGATGAACGATATGAGTAAATTTGCAGGAAATAATCCGACATTGAAAAATGCATTGGATTTATACAAAAAAGGTGATACAGATCAGTTACATCGAATACAGCAAAATGTATTTAATGAAAAACACTTATCACCAGACGAAATTATCCAGAAATTCCTTGGATTATAACATTTCCCCATAATTGGGTGATTCAAAATCGCTACAATTTTGGACGACAGCCGCGGATGTCTCCTATTGTAAATAAAATTTAAGGAGACTAAAAACATGATGAATGGTTCAAATTACAGTCTTAGTGACATTGCTGCCGCTACAGGCTCTAATAATCGCGCCAATGATATGTGGGGCGGTGATGGCTTTTCACTTATCTGGCTTGTCTTGATCTTTGCTATCTTCGGATGGGGAGGCTTCGGCGGCTGGGGCGGCGGCTTCGGTGGAAATGGTGGAAATGGTGCAGGCTTCCAAGGATGGGCTACACGTGCCGATATCAATGAAGGATTTGCTCTTAATGATATCCAGAATGGTATCAGAGGTATTCAGCAGGGTATCTGCGACAGCACATATGCTCTCAACAATACTATGCAGAGTGGCTTCAACGGCGTGAACGTTGGAATGCTTCAGGGCTTCAATGGTGTTCAACAGGCAATTAACGCTGATACCGTAGCCGGTATGCAGAACACCAACGCTTTACAGTCTCAGTTATCAAATTGTTGCTGCGAAACAAGGGAAGCTATCCAGGGTATCAACTACAACCTGGCAACCAACACTTGTGCTCTTCAAAACACAATGAACAACAATACCAGAGATATTCTGGACAATCAGAACAGCAATACAAGAGCAATCCTTGATTTCTTGACGAATGATAAGATTGCAACATTGCAGGCAGAGAACTCTGATCTGAAGCGTGCTGCATCTCAGGATCGTCAGTCCGCGCTGATTGTAACTGAAATGAACGCACAGACGCAGCGATTAATCAATTCAATCAATCCATCCCCGATTCCTGCATTTCAGGTACCGGCTCCGTATGCATACGCAGGATGCAACGGATATGGAAACGGTTGCTGCTAAGTAACTCACCCTTAGAGGTTGACTAAATTCTAAGAGGTGGGTTCCGGCTCACCTCTTATTTGATTGAGAGGTAGAAATATGAGTTGTAAAAATGTTTGTAAGCTCTGTAGTCATCTTGTGATAAGCCAATCTGTTGCGTTTACTGGCGGGAATCTCGTAATCACACTTCCGGCAGGCAGTTATTCAAATGGCGAAAAGTATTGCATTGTGATCGCACAAAGTATACCAGAAGCCACTACAATTACCGCCCCGGTAATGATTCAGATAGGAGCAGGAACAACTTTGTATCCGCTAGAGAATCGTTGCTGCGCACAGGTTACAGCGTGTGGAGTAAGAACCAGAACGAAGTACGCAACCAGAGTAGCTACAAGTGCAACTGGTGGAGTATTCAAGATGTTAGGAAATCCAGCTTGTAGTCCGAGCAACAATTTAACGGCAATTAATGGTACAGCCCCAACGACAGACACACCTGTTACACAGGCTGTTAGAAAGGGGGAACTGTAATGCATAAAGTTGCAATGGAAATGGGAAAATGGGCTATGGAAAAAGCCAAGGCATGTGGCTTCGACAAGCTTAGTCCGCAAGACTGGGACGATTTGAAAGACTGCATGGAATCCGTAAAGTATGCGATTTGTGCAGATAAAGACTACAGAATCGTAGAAGCTATGGACGAATGCGAACAGGAAGAGAAGTATCTTGGACGCATGGGATATGACAGGTATCGTTACGCAAACGGCAGATTTGCCCCGAAAGGCAAAGGAAGTCGTATGGGATATAAACCGTATCTGTACATGGAAGATGATGATTGGATGGAAGAGTATCTGAACAATCCAGAGTTTGAACGTAATATGTACCGCATGGGATATCATCCAGACCGTAGTGATATGAGAATGGATGGAATGAACCATAAGCAGTCCAGATATGGTGAAAGCTATGACAGATACAGCGAAAACCGCAGACATTACCATGATTCCAATGATACAGAATCTAAGAGAAAAATGGATGATTCCATGAAAGAGTATACATCTGACATTATCCGTAATCTTACAGAGATGTGGTCAGATGCAGACGCGACTCTTAGACAGTCGATGAAAACCGACTTAACCCGTCTGATACAGCAGATGAATTAACAAATAAGAATTAAATTTTGCCCTTGTTACAGAAATGTAGCAGGGGCTTTTTAGCTGAGAAAAGGATGGTGATAAACCATGCTAAGACAATTTTATATGAACGGGGACTTATGGAAAGTTCGCTTTGTTTCGCCCCATGATAGTGTTCTGATTGACCGTACAGGGCAGAGGACACTTGCGGTATCAGATTATTCTACAATGATAATTTCAATTGCAAATAATCTGCACGGGGAACTTCTGAACCGTGTGTTTATCCATGAATTAGGTCATTGCGTGATGTTCAGCTACGGTCTATTACCAGAACTTCACCACATGGTCAAGAAACGATATTGGGTGGATGCAGAGGAATTTGTATGCAATCTTCTGGCCGACTATTCTTGTTTCGTTATTGGCACAGCTAGAGATATTTTAGGAAACCAATTTACATATGTATCTCCTGTTGGGGTAGAAAGGATGATAGCTTAATGGCATTTGCAGACAATAATATCATACCAATACAATTAGATTATAGATTCGTGACAACCCGTAAAATCTGGCAATACGACTACGGTCAGATATTGAGTATCACAGGACAGAATCTTCCAACAGCTACAGAGGTACATTTTAGCCTTGACATAAGAGGTGGAAGCACACTGTCAAGAGTTGGAACAACAATAGATGGCGTGACAACTGTTAAGATTCCAGACGAATTACTGAAAAACAATGGAAAGTCTGGTGATTTTTCCATCTATGCATTCATATATGTGGCTGATGAGGAATCCGGCAATACAGAGTACAGAATTACTATTCCGGTATACAGTCGACCAAAGCCAGAGAATCCAAGCGTAGATCCAGCACCGGAACCGAATATTTTCCATGAAACGGTTACAGCGGTCAATAACGCGGCTGATCGGGCAGAAAAAGCAGCGAAAGATACGGAGCAAATACGTGACAATCTGAATCTTGACCTGTCAGAGAAAATCACTCGACCGCAGTCCGCAAAGGTTGGACAGGTAATAGCAGTAAAAGAAGTCGGTACAGACGGCAAACCGACAGATTTCGAAGCGAAGGACATGACAGGCGGTGCGTCTACGGAAGAAATCAAAGAAGCTGTCGGCGCGTATATGCAAGAACACCCGTTTGAAGAGACCGACCCAACAGTTCCAGACTGGGCGAAACAACCAGAAAAACCGACATATACTGCGGAAGACGTTGGTGCATTGCCAGATAATACAAAGATTCCAACAAAGACATCTGAGCTAGAAAATGACAGCGGATTTCTTTATTCTCCCCCAACTCCCGAAGTTGGCAAAATCCTCAAAATTAAATCAGTCAACGAAGACGGCACATTCACTTGCGAATGGGCGGATAGTGGAAGTAACTTGGATGTGCGGATTAATGGTGAGAGTATTGTACAGGATGGAGTTGCCGAGATACCGCTTGCTGCGAAAACAGAAAAGGCAGGATTAGTAACTATAGATAAATATGCGACAAGAGGTGGCATTGCAAAAGCTGATGCGAGTACGGGACTTATCAGAATACAAGCAGCATCAAAATCAAACATTGATGCAAGGAATAATTCATTTTGTCCGATTGTGCCTAACTGCATTCTTGACTACGCTGTCAAAGCCGCCATGTGCGACGGAAAAGGTGCAGCATGGACAGCGGAGGAACAGGCGGCAGCTAGGGAGCGGATGGGGATGAATGATTGGGAACTTATTGCTGAAATTACAATGCCGGAAGATGCCGAAGAAGCAAATGCACTAACCATTGATACTGATATTAATGGGAAATCATTTCAACTTATAAAAGCAAGGCTTTGTGCATTGTTTCCAAAATACACCGGAGAGTCAACAATTCCGAATTATAGCTTTATGTCAATAAACGGCGTGAGTACAGGACCAAACGCACCATTGTATTATACATCAGCATGGAATAAGCTATCAAAAAATAATAGAACAGGAATGATCTACGAAATCGACATATCTGGCCCACAGAGGATTGAAAAACGCGAACGATCCGTTAACAGTGGATGGGCTGATACATATTACGGGGTTGCAACCGATAATATAGGGGTTATTATTTCTGACAATATTAACATACAATCTATAACCTCTATAGGAGGTACATCAATGTTGATATATCCCGGATGTAAATTTATGCTGTATGGAGTGAGAGGAGAACGAAATTGAAAATAGCAGAATACAAACAAACAGGAACACGTACAGAATCCTACACAGTAACCATCCCAGCCGAGTACGACGAAGAAGGTAACCTCATCTCCGAAGAACATGAAGAAACCCGTACCCGTGAAGTACCAGTGATGGGAATGGTCTACAGAGATATGACACCCGAAGAGATTGCCGAGTTGGAGAAGATTCAGACGGAACTCCCAGAAGAACAACCGACTCAGCAAGATCGTATCGAGGCACAGGTTATGTACACGGCACTGATGACTGACACATTACTTGAAGAAAGCGAGGAAGCATGATGTTTGAGAAGATCAAGAGATTTTTCAATCTGAAACTGTACACGGCAAAACAGATCAGACAGTTTTGCGACAAGGGTGTAATCACCCCGGAGCAGTATAAGCAGATTACCGGAGAAGAGTACTAACATGAGTGAGGTATATTATGAGAGGGTTAAAACGACAGCAACAGATAGTATACTGGTCAAAAGTAACCGAAATACTTGATGGGATAGATACCGTACCGTCCTACAGTCAACCACAAAATTTTAAGTTTTCCGTATCATCTACCGCAGGAACACCAGAGGAAATATCGGCAGGAATTGTGCCGGATTACGACAGGTACATTACTTCATTCAACCGTTCTTTCCATCCGCAAGAGGGAGATGTATTTTGGATTGATACCGTGCCACAGGTTGACGCACTCGGAAATCTGGTTCTGGAAGATGGCGTTCCTACAACACCGCCAGATTATCGCTTGAAGAAAATCCTTAATACACAAAGAGGAAATCTGGCTAGATATGGAATTGAAAAGATAGGTGCAGAAGAATGAATGGACGAGTAATCAAATGCAATCTGAGTCAAAAATCTATTGGAAATGCAATCAAAGAGTTGAAAGCATATCAAAACAGCCTTCGCGATAAAAATGAGCTGTTCCTTAAAAGACTTTGCGAATTGGGAATTCCTGTCATAGACGAAAATATTATGTTGGCACAGGGGGATTCTGATAAAAACCACAATACCTACATCAAAATCAACAGGTTTGGAAGCTACGCGCAGGCAACTCTTGTGTGTGAAGGCTCTGGACTTTTATTCATAGAATTTGGTGCAGGTATCCATTACAACGTAGCCGCCGGTTCTAGCCCGCATCCAAAAGGAGAAGAATTTGGTTACACAATCGGTTCTTACGGACAAGGCAAAGGAAAAAACGAATCGTGGGTATATGTGGCAAACTCTGGCGAATGGGTACGTTCTTACGGTACGGAGGCTACAATGCCCGTTTACAAAGCAAGCGTAGAAATCATGCAAAATATCCGTAGAATCGCAAAAGAAGTGTTTTCTGCATAAAAACATAGCACCTTTTCTTACTGAATATAACGTCTGTTTTATGTATACTGTAAGATATAAAAGCATCTACCGAAATGGTGGGTGCTTTTTCTATGCTCAAAACAAGGTGGTGACAGAGATGCCAGATGTAGTAAAAAATCCAGTTTCAGACGTATTTGAAAGATGGAGAACAACTATTGAACCTGTTGTAGGAAAAGGTAACTTTTCTAATGATGAAAGCCAGACGGTAGCTTCAAACAAAAAGGTTTACGCACGTTTGTTCTTGCTTGGAAATCCAACATCACGCGGCAATCTTGAGGGGGATGAGTGCGCGACAACGCCATCTTTCCAATCAGAATCCTATGCAACTGGTTCAAAAGCTTCTTCAAAAGTATATGAAATTGACGCTGCTAGTCACAAGGCTATGGTTGGCATGGGGTTCCGTAGGATATACGGGCCCGTAAGACAAAATAATGCTGATAACAGCATAAAACGTGTTGTTAGCAGATATAGCCGGATATATACCGGCACATTACTCTAGGAAAGGAGTGAAAAAACATGGAGCAGATTATGAATTACGTGAAACCGGAACTTCTTATTGTTGCGGTTGTACTGTACTTTATCGGAATGGGTATTAAAAAGTCTGAAGTCATACCGGACAAATATATCCCGGCAATCCTTGGTGCTTTAGGCATTCTGATTTGTGGAATTTATGTTATTGCTACATGTGCTATATCTGGCGCACAGGAAATCGCAATGGCAATTTTTACCGCAATCACACAGGGAATCCTCGTTGCAGGACTTAGTAATTATGTAAATCAGATCGTAAAGCAGGCAAGCAAAGAAGACTAGAAGGAGGTGATCCTTTTATCTCCCGGTACAGGGTTACGTACTAGAACCAGAGCCATTAAGGCTCTTTTTTATTGCAATAAGTTATAGCCGAAAGGCAGAAAGGAGCCGAATAATGGCACGATTAACTACACTTGGTGTGAAATTTTCATATGCCGTTGAAACTGTGAAAGGCACAAAGCCTACCAAATTCACACAGCTGGAAGAAACCTCTTCCATCGGCGGTATTTCTCTTGAAACAGAACAGATTGACGTTTCTGCACTGGAAGATTATCTGACACAGTATGCAGCTGGTAGACAGGATACTGGTGGTACATGGGAAATTGAATTCATCATGGATCCAGACAAATCTGTTAAACAGATTAAAAAACTGTACGAAGATTCTAAAGCTGCAAAAACTACAGGACTGGCAACATGGTTCCAGGTGTCATTCCCGGATATGTCCGACTCATTCTTTGTTATTGCAGAATGCGGTCGTGAAATTCCAATGCCAGAAATTGCACAGAACGAAGCAGCAACCATGTCTATTTCTCTTATCATCAATACATATAAGGGACTGGATACCAAAATTGAGCCGACAGCGGCTGCTGAATAAGATGTAAAACAGGGAGGATAATTTATGTTTAGTTTTTCAGCGAATGGCAAAACATACAAAGTAAAATTCGGATATGGCGTACTTACTCAGTCAGACATTCTTACACAAGTGTCTTCTATGGGAGCAATCAACAATCCGAAAGATATGATTAAAATGCTTCCAGAACTGATTCTGGTAGGATTGCAAAAAAAGCACAAGGATGAGTTCGGATATGAAACCGAAGAAGAAAAGAAAATTGCATACGATAAAGTGTGCGATCTTCTGGACGAGTACGAAGATGATTCTACAGAGGAAAATCCTCAGAATGGATTCATTTTATTTGAAAAAGCAAGTCAGGAGCTTGAGAAGAACGGTTTTTTATCCGGAATGGTAAAAGCAATGGAGGAGAAATCGGAGGAAGAAAAGAAACTTCCGAAGACTCCACAGGATCACAAGAAGAAGAGCTAACTTTTCCAGAAGTAGTTCATAAAAAATTACTTCCATTGTATTTATCAATCGGTGTTTCAGAAGAAAAGTTTATGGATTCTACACCATATGATTTAGAACCATATATGGAAGCCTATAACTTGAAACGTAAAGTATCAGATGCAGAAGCATGGCAGTTCAACATGTACACGATGTGTGCTGTGCAGACTGCGGTTGCAAATGTGCTTATTGGTAAAAAGTCAAAGGCTGAATACCTTAAAGAGCCATTTTCACAAACGGCTGAAAAGCAAAAGCAAGAGGATGAAGAGAATCTTTCTGAAGCAGAAAAGAAACGACAACGCGACAGGTTGCTCATGACATTGCAACTCATGCAAGCAAATTTTGAGCTGAATCATGGTAATAATGACGAGGGCAGGCAGGATTAAAAGTCTTGTCTGCCCTTTATTTTTTTTGATTAAAAGGAGGTGCTTTAATGGCCGATAATACCATAGATACCCTCAATATACAAATAGAGAGCAGTTCTTCCAGAGCTGTTCAATCTATCAACGACCTTATTAAAAAACTAGATGTATTGAATAAATCTTTGAATGGCATTAATACTGGTGGGTTGAGAAATTATGCTAAAGAGCTTGGGCGAGTTACCGTTGCTTTCAGTTCTCTTGGAAATGTCAATACGTCTGGCTTAGATCGTACCATAGCAAAACTGAATGCTCTCAGCAAAATCAACCTGAGTAATCTGCAAAATCAGAAAATAAGTCTTGACCTCGAAATTAAAGGTGGAGATCAGACACAAAAATTGCAGTACGCCATCGACAAAACCATTCGAGATATAAAAGTTGACACATCATCATTATCTGAACAACTCATCAAGTCATTTGACCTTAAAGGTGGGGCGGCGGCTAAAATCCGCGCTCAGATGAATGAACTGTCAAAGGAAATGGCTCAGTATCATGGTGACAAAACTATTACTAATAGCCTTAATAAAACACTTAATAATATTGCAAACACAATCATTCAAAGCGGTAAAGTTGTGCGAACTGGGCTTGGAGATGAATTAAAAGGCGTAGATGATGAATGGGTAAAGTTTTACAATAATTTCAAAAACAAGAAAATATACATTCCTGATGGATTTAAAGTAGATATCGGTAAAAACGAATTTGCCGCAATGCTTCAGGAAAACTTACGCTATATTACAAGAGATGCTACAAAAGGTATAAATATTAACTGGGAAGAACTTATGGGTAATTATCCAAGTTTATTCCCAGAAGATGTTGCAACAAGAGCAGATCAGATCAAAAAATTCCTTGAAAATATAAAGCTTACTAGAGATAGTATCAAACCTGTATCTATCCAATCTTTATTCGGGGAAGAATCTGGAAAAGCATCAAAAGAAGTATGGACAGCGAGTAACAATGCTTTTAATACATTATTCGAAAAAGTAGACGCACATATCAAAGACACCCTCAACAATACCAATGGTGAACTTCCGGTTGATGTAAAAATTAATACAGATAAAATTGTCCTTGATATTCAGAAGGCAATCAATAAAGCAGCAGACCTGAAATACAATACCGTCAACGTTACTCTGGATGCCGATGTAACAACTGTAAAAGACGCAATCACAAAGAAATTAAAAGATATTGATGCCGGTGAAATGACTGATTTATCTACCAGCATGTCAAAATTTGCAACCTCTCTCCGCGATCTGGGAAGCGTGAATTTCAAAGGTACTGGATTGAACGCAGTTATTAATTCCATCAATCGTCTTGGAAAATCCGATTTCAGTCAGTTTGATACAGGAAAATTAGGTGAAATTCTTACCGAGATGCAGAAACTTGATGCTATTCCAGACGTTTCTCCGAGTGTCAGCCGGTTCACAACTGCTATAGCTAAACTTGCCGGTACAGGACAGTATATCGGCAATGTATCAAAGGAACTTCCGAATCTTGCGACAGGTTTAAATAATACGGCTGCCAAATTAAGCTCTATGAGCGAAGTATCAGCATCCACCAATGCTTTTGTTACTTCTCTTGGAAAATTAGCTAGTGCAGGAGATAAAACCGGAAAGACTGCAAGCCAATTATCGGCTCTTGCACAAGAGGTTTTGAAGTTTTTTGACGCAATGAAAAGCGCACCAGATATCAGTTCGAGCACAATAAGAATGACAGAAGCTCTTGCAGTATTAGCATCGTCTGGAAGCAAAGTAGGGCGTGCCACAAATAGCGTTTCGAATTCATTCAACACGCTTTCTTCGTTAGGTTCAAAAGCAAGTACTGTAATCCATGGGCTGACAAATGCTTTTCAAAAGTTTGCTTCAAAAGCTATTTCTTTAGGCGGAAAAGCTATATCTGCAATCGCAGGTATTGGAAATGCATCTTCTGAGGCTGGTGAAAAAATAAGAAGATTGTCAAATCCTCTGAGTTCGGTAACGAATAAGTTGAGTGCTCTTTACGCGAAAGGTTTTCTCGCAAAAAGAGCATTAGATGTTCTGACATCGCCAGTAGAATCTGCAATGAACTATGTAGAGACCCTCAACTATTTCAACTCTGCATTTAAGCAAGTAGCTGAGAATGTGGATACAGACGAATGGAAGAAAAGTGGTATAAAATCCGCTGAAGCATACGCCAATTCATTTCAAGAGAGAGCAAAACAACTTTCGCAAAAACTTACTGGATTCGAAGTTTCAGATACAGGCGAATTAACCAGAACCAATACCGCCAGTCTTGGGCTTGACCCAGAAAAGACAATGCAGTATCAGGCAACATTCGCACAGATGGCATCATCTATGGGCGATACATCAGAGACTGCATTAAAATTGTCTAATGTACTCACTATGATTGGTGCAGACCTTGCTTCTGTACGAAATATGGACTTTGAAGATGTATGGCAGGACATGGCATCTGGCTTGACTGGTATGAGCCGCGCTATGGATAAGTACGGCATTAATATCCGTAATGCCAACATGCAACAGGAACTGTATAATCTTGGAATTAATACCAGCATATCGAATTTGTCTCAGGCAGATAAAACGATTCTGAGAACGATTATCTTGCTGAACAGCTCTAAGTATGCGTGGGCTGATTTGTCAAACACGATCAATCAACCGGCAAATCAAATTCGTATGCTTCAAGCTAACTTTGCATCCCTTGGTAGAACAATAGGTTCCTTGTTCATTCCTATACTGCAAACAGTACTTCCATATATCAATGCAATTGTAATCGCATTACAAAGAATGTTTGCTTATATTGCAAAATTGCTTGGAATCAAACTGTCAAACTTTGTATCATCTACTGGTGGTATTTCTGTAAATACCGGAGATATTGCAGATAATATGGATAATGCCAGTGGTGCAATTGACAATGCCAATACCAGTGCAAAAAAACTCGAAAAAACATTGTCAGTTCTTTCATTTGATGAACTGAATCAGCTTAATGACAATTCTGATTCTGGTAGTACAAGTAATCCATCTTCTGGCTCTGGCGGTGGCGCATCACATCTTCCGGCGCTTGATGCTGCTTTAGATGATGCTTTATCTGCATATCAAAAAGCATGGGACGAAGCTTTTAAAAAGATGTCCAATAGGGCAAATGAAATGGCAGATGCCATTGTAAATGCCTTTAAGAGAAAAGACTGGAAAGGTCTTGGAAAAATCATGGCTGATGGCATCAACTGGGGGATGCAAAAGCTTTATGATTTCATTAACTGGAATAACGTAGGTCCTTACATCACTAAATTCACCAGTGCGTTCACCCAGACTTTCAACAGCCTTGTTGATAATATCAACTGGGATTTGATGGGACGTACCGTTGGAGCTGGTATTAATACAATAGTTAATACAGCCAATCAGTTACTTGAGGGAACGAATTTCAAAAACCTTGGTAAGAAATTTGCAGAAGGTATTACAGGCTTAGTTCGTGAAGTTGATTGGACTAATTTTGGAAACATGCTTGGGAACAATTTTATGAAAGCATGGGATGTGTTTACGGGATTTGTCGAAAACCTTCCATATAGCGAAATTGGTCAGTCTGTAGCAACTGGATTAAATGGAATCTTTGAGAAAGTAGACTTTGGAGAAATAGCACATGCGCTTGCAACAGGTTTAAACGGAGCTTTTGATTCGTTAGATGCGTTTACAGAAACATTCGAATGGAATGAACTGGTTGATAATATTACAAATGGTATTGTGACATTCATGCAGGAATTTGACTGGAAAGAGAATGGACAGAAACTTGAAAATTTTATCAATCATCTCTTAACATCATTAATTGACATCGCAGAAGGTGTCGATTGGGAAGCATTTGGACACAATGTAGGCGTATTCCTCAGTGAAATTGACTGGGGAAAACATCTTGCACAGTTACTTACGGTTATCGGAGACGTTCTTGGTGGAATCTGGGAAGGACTTGGAACAACATCTGCTGGCACATTTGTTCAGGCAATGGCTGTTTTTGCTATTGGTGACAAATTAATGCCACTCGTTGACACCATTACCAAATTCTTTACAGGTGATACTGTTTTTGGAAATCTTTCTAAAGCTGTACAAGGTATGCTGAGTCCCGCAATCACAGAAGCTGTAGCGACAACTATTCCAGCTCTTGGTACTTCCTTGGGTGCGCTTGTGGCAACTGGTGGTGGAATTGCTCTTGCAGTAGGTGGTGCAGTATTACTTACCAAGAAATTAGCAGGACTTTTTGAGACCATGCAAGGTGGTAATGGAATGACTACACAGTATGGTGGTTATCTCCATGATTACGCAACACAGCTGACTGATGTAGCGAATCTTACAAACGATCAATCGGAAGCGTTGTGGCAGTTGATTGAAAAGGATGAAGAACTTGGAAAAACTCACGATGAAATGTACTCTGATATGGTTGAAAAGCTTAAAGAATACGGAGTGTCCACAGATCAGGCAAAAACCGCTCTTGAGCATTATGGCGCACAGGCAGGTGTATCGGCTGAATTTGTTGAAGGCATGACCGATCAAATTTCTGTTCTTGGAGAAGGTGTGTCTGAAGCTGCAAGTAAATTTGATACATCAAAAATAAGTGTCGATAATTTGAAAGATACTCTGTACGCATTGAGCCTTTCTTCTACAGAATTCGGAGGTAATTATACGACGGCATGGAATGCAATAAGCGAAGTGCCTTATAGCAACACAAAAGATGCATTAGACGCGGTCTACACTTCTCTCAAAAATGCCGGAGTGCCACTTGACGAACTCGATAAGAAACTGAGTGAAGATTTCCCGAATGCGACCATTACAACAAAAACAGCGGTTGAACAAAATATTGTAGGGGCGCAAAAGACCATTTCTGCATCTGTTGGACAGGCTTCGAAAGACACTAAAACAGCCACAAATGAAATGGCAAAAAATGCCACAGATGATTTCTCGGAAATCCAGAAACAAGCCGATACTTACATGAAAGGCATGGAAAGCACAACTACTAGCTCATGGGGCAATTCTTCCAGAGAAGCCACATTGAAAGCCAGGGAAATGAAGAATGCCGTAAGCACAGAACTCGGGAACATGGATAAATCCGTAACAAGTCATTTCAAGAGCCAGTACAACATTGCATATGGAAAATGGCAGAATATCGGAAGAGATATTTCTTCCTACATTTCAAAGGACATGAGCAACAAAATTGGCAGTTCCTTGAACAGTGTTGTAGATACAATCAAGAGCAAGTTTACCGGGTTGTATAATGTCGGCAAAAATGCAATGCAAGAACTGTCAAATGGCATGAAATCTGTCCATATCAGTACACCGCATATGTGGATGAACATGAACGCTTCCACAAGCGGAAACCACTATTCCTACAACTGGAATTCTGGTGTAAATTGGTATGCAAAAGGTGGTTTGTTCAAAAATGCATCTGTCATTGGTGTAGGCGAAGCAGGACAGGAAGCCGTTCTTCCTTTGGAAAATCGTAAAGCCATGAAATCCATTGCTGACAGCATCATGTCCGGTTATGACGGCAACATGGGACTTACGAAAGATGAGATCATGGAAGCTGTCGAGCGTGGCGTAGTTACCGCTTTGATGAACAATGGTGGCTTTGGTGGTTCTTCACCAGAGTACATCATGAACAGCATCAAGGTGAACGAGCGTGAACTGGCACGAATCGTCACAAAAGCGCAAAATAATACAGATTATCGTATGAATCCGTCCCCTGTGTATTGATTTTACGGTATGGATGTGGTAATATGATAAATACATAAACGTTAAGAAGAGAGCACACTAAAGATGAAACGAGGGAAAAACCTCACGATTCTTTGGTGTGCTCTTTTTTGTTTGGTAAAGCAAGGAGAAAGGTATTTATGAAGCCGTATGGATTAGTTGATAAGAAAATTTTATTTAACAACAATTTATCTCTTGAAGCCAAGGGAATTTATGGACTTATAATGAGCTTTGATAGTGAAAGGGTTAATGTAGAAGAACTTTATAAATTATCATTAGAAGATAAAGGGGTTGTTGACAGAGCCATAGATGAATTGCAATCACACGGCTATGCCTTTATTGTAGAAAAATAATTTTGGTAAAACCAGTAGGCTAGGGTAGCTCCCGAAAAGTGTAATTCCATGATACACCTGCCTACTGTTTTTATAAATCATGGATCTGTGGCAACAAGGTGCCATACATTAACGACATGGAGGTTATCTACTATGAATAAAAAATTATCAGATCTTATTTTATCTACTCAAAGCAATCTTGTTATAAATTCCGAACTAGCAGTAAAAATAGGACTTAATGAAGCTGTTGTTTTAAGACAAATTTATTATTGGCTTGAAATTAATGAAAAGTTAAAAAGAAATTATCACGATGGGAAGTATTGGAGTTACAATACCATGGAAAATTGGAGAAAAGAAAATTTCCCGTGGTGGTCAACAAAAACCGTTGAAAGAGCATTTAAAAATTTGGTAAATTCCGGTCTTGTTATTACGGGCAATTATAACAAGGACAGTAGGGACAGAACTAAATGGTATTCTATTGACGAAGATGTTCTTGAAAAAATCTTAAAAGATACTGTTGAAATTTCAACGTCAGATTGTCCGTGTGCAAATAGACAAAATGACGAAATGCACACCGACAATTCGACAGAAGCATTACCAGAGACTACTTACAGAGAACACTATACAGAGAATACAGATAAAGACTGTACTTTATCAAGTACAGAGAAAAAGACTTTACCATTGTCTGGTAAAGGAGTAAAGACTTCTGCTCTTAATAATAATATAAATATTAATAATATACCACCTAGAACGAAAGAGCAGAAGCAGGAACGGTACGCACATGCAAAAAATAATCGCTCTGTCGATTACAAAGACGAAGAACTACCGACAATCCTGTACAATGGATTTAATTCTCTGTACGGGGACAAAGAAGATATTTTGGAAGACCACGACATCTGCCTGACTATGGCATTGGTCAAACAGTTCTTTGAAAAGTTCAAACAGTATCGGGGAGAACGACACCCGATGGTTTATGCCAATGATCTTGACCAGTTTCTGAGTATGATTCGAAATGCTGACTTGGATATGGTAAAAGACGGAATAGTCGAAGAGGACGAGGAGCCGGGGTATTATCTGGACATGATGGACGAATATTTCGGCTCTGACATTGGGAAAAACAACAATATGGACTGCGATTATCATATCTGGCTGTTCTTCACGGAGAAGACACAGAACATTTTGTATAACCGCGTGAAACAGAAACGGGAGGAATGAAAATATGCCAATAGACAGACCATTGTTTGAACCGGGGGACATAGTAAAACATTTCAAGAGAGAAACCATCAGTGATTTGCGGAGCAATGATTACCTGTATAAGATTGTCGGAGAAGCAAAACATACAGAGACAGACGAACCGCTGATAATTTACCGTGCTTTGTATGGAGAAAGAAAACTATATGCCAGACCACAAAAAATGTTTTACAGTTTGGTTGATAAAGAAAAATATCCAGATATTTCACAGAAGTACAGATTTGAAAAATATGAAGGGCAGATCTTCATTGAATAAAACGAGCCAAAATCTATTTGAAACACCATAGGTGATAATTTCCTCACGCAAACGATTCAAATTGATTTTAGCCGAAAATATTACAGTAATTAATTAGAAAGCGAGAAAGAAATGAGTAAACTTGGAAAAGAAATGCCGGCAGAGTATTCAGACAGATTTGATGAACTGAGACAAAATCGAGTAGAAGTCAGTTTTTACAAATATGGCACTGCAAAAGATAATTTCGGTGAGAAATTGGTAAAAGCTATAGAATCTCATAATATGTGCGTCAAAAAATATCTAAAAACCGGTAACATGGAGTATCTTTGCGATGCTGCGAATTATTTGATGTTTGAATTTATGTATCCATCAATCGAAGGCGCTTATTTCAAAGCTACTGACAGCGGAGAAAGTGCCGGAGTAGCTGGAACACCAATTAATCAGTTAAGGGAGAAATGGTAAAATGAAAAAAATCAAAAATGTGCTACTTGCAATTTTGTGTTTGTTCCTCGTTACGGGGGCTACAGGATGTGCCCTGTTGGACGATACGCTCAATGATATCAAAGGCGATCTTGCTGGAAATGGATATACCATCCGCACATATGACAACTATGGCGAAAAGGTTATGACTACAGTCGGGGACAAAATCAACGTAAAAGGAAATCCGGTCAAAACAACATCATACGACAGTGACGGTTCTGTGATTACTGGATATGAAATGTCGTCTGTAATTACCATCAACATTGACGGAAAAGAAATTCAGAGCTGCGGAGACACCTGTATATTCGAGCAAGACGGATTGGAACCGGATGTAGATTTTGAACAGACAGATATTTACAGTCAATCCACCGGAAAGATTGATGAAAATACATATATTGCCGGAATCGTAAACCAATATAAAAATTATTTTGGAAAATCCCGAGTGGTAGTTATTAAATCGCAACTCGGACAACCTATCACAGCATATTCTGGTGACGAGGTGTATTGGAAGATTCCGAAGAAATTACCTAAAATGACAAAACTTATGATCGACGGGAAAGCCCTTTATATTCACAGGGCAAACTTTCAGATCATTGACACTGCGTTATTAAATTAATAAGAGGTGTATAGAAATGCAGACTAATTATATTGAACTTGGAAGAAGTCGTTTTTTCAGGAACAAACAATTTGCCTACATAGACACAATGGGATTTCTTGCTGATCGGATTTTTATAGAGAATAAAGTCCGAGTAAAATTCTGTGGGGACTACAAACACAGAGAGAAAAATTATGTTGTCGTAATCTGCAAAGTAAAGGAAAAAGATGTACCTATGTTTTTGCAGGCACTGAAAGAATTAAAGAATCGGGCACTTCTTATGGGGAATACGGATTATGAGACATTTTGCAAAGAACAAATCCGTTTAATGCAAAGCAAAATATAACTTTTTCTTACTGAATCTCACCTTGTATATGTGATAAAATAAAGAATCATAAAGCGTCTATCAGAGCGATAGGCGCTATTTTTATGCGATTTTTAAGGAAGGTGACAAAATGTCGATTATATATGTAAAACCAATGGGCGCTCCCGAAAACCAAAAGCAGGGTTTTTCACCTTCTGGATTTTCATGGGGGCTTCAAGACATATCAGCCGCAAAGTCTGGAAGATCTGATGATACAGACATGCACAAAAACAGAATTGGACAAGCCCGAAAAATTGGTTTGTCTTGGAATGGGCCGGATAAAGATGAAACAAGTCACATATTAAAAGCATTTAATCCTGAATATGTGGATATGTATTACGAAGACGATATGGACAATAAGTGGGAATGGCGAACATTTTACGTTGGAGATAGAAGTGCGATGCGTAAATGTTGGTGGATTGGAAATAAAAGGCATGAAACGGTGTCTTTTGATATTATCGAAAAACATGGAAGGAAAGGCGCGTTTTGAGAAATTTATCATCTAACTGGAAAGAAAAAGTTAAGAACGGAATGGACGTGCAGTACCTCAAGTATGCAGATATCACACTTACAGACGGAACTGTACTCAATCTGACCAGTGCCGATCTGTGGCAAAACGGATTAAGCTTTGAAGATTCCGTATCCAGTGATAGTACTTTTGATATCGGTTCTGCAATCGTTAATGTGTTGGATTTAAGTATTAATAATTTTGATGGCAAATATTCAGATTACAATTTTGAGGGAGCAGAAGTAGTTGCATATGTTGGATTGGAACTGGACAATGAAACTACTGAAAAAATCCGCATTTGTACAATGACAGTTGTTGAACAGCCGGAAGACGAAACAGTAACCATCGACCTGACGTGCGAAGATAACATGCGGAAATTTGATCGTAATTATTCTGACAGTAAGCTGAAATATCCGGCAACCAGAGGGCAAATTATCAGGGATGCCTGCGAAGTATGTGGAGTAACCTTGCAGACAACGTCTTTTGACAGAGATGATTATATTGTACAGATACGTCCTGACAATGAGGCTTTGACGTTCCGACAGGTATTACAATGGGTAGCTCAGATCGGATGCCAGTGGTTAAGATGTGATGAATATGGCAGACTTTGCGTAAAGTGGTACGATACAGAAAAAACAGATGCACAGGAAATTGATACGACTTATAGTTTTACGCCACAGCACACCGATGTTGTAATTACAGGTATTCAAGTAACTGAATACAGTGATTCTTCAAATGAAGAACCAGAAAGCTATATGGTTGGTACACAGGGATATGTACTAGCTATTTCTGATAACAAATTAATCAGAAAAGGCGACGGACAAACGATTGCTTCGATGATTGCCGAGAAATGCGTTGGAATGATATTTAGACCATTTGAATCTCAATGTCCTACAGATGTAGCCTTGGAAGCCGGAGATGCAATCACAATAGAAGACCGAAATGGAAATCTGTACAACACATACCTCACGACTACCACTTTGCAACCGGGATCTGGACAAAAGGTTGCCTGCAATGCAAAAAGCGCAGCAAAAAACAGCACTGTGCGGTACGGACAACTTACTCAGACGTATGTTGAAGCTCGAAAACTTGTCAAAAAAGAACAGACTGCAAGAGAACGTGCTATACAAAATCTTGAAGAATCTCTGTCTATTGGAAGCGGACTGTTTGCAACTTATGTGAAACAGGAAGACGGAAGTACAATTTCGTATTTCCATGACAAGGCAAAGCTCGAAGATTCTACGAATGTAATCAAGATCACGTCAGAAGCGGTAGGCGTTTCAAACGATGGCGGTAAAACATATCCGTTTGGTTTCCAATTAACCGGAACCATGATAGCAAAATTGTTATACGCAGAGGGAATTAATGCGGACTTTATCAACGCCGGTGCGCTTACTATTAAGGACGGGAAAGGAAATATAATCTTTTCCGTCAACATGGACACAAATTCTGTGTACATCAACCCGGAATATCTGATGATTGGAGACGTGAGCCTGTCTGACAAAATTAAAGAACTGGATGAAAATGTTGCCGCAGCTAAGAACATGACCATGACACTTTCAAATGAGTATCAGGCGATTTCTACTGATGAGAACGGAAACATTCCCGGAGAGTTTCCACAGGTGCAGACCACTGCACAGGTAATGTACGGAACGATGGACGTAACGGACGATTGCAGTTATACGATCACGGAATCTGAAAATGTGACCGGAATCTGGGATAAATCTACGCACACTTATACCGTTAGCGAAGTTACGGCAGATAATGTATGGGTTGACATCAAAGCAGTGTATCTGAATGCTCTCACCATAACCAAAAGATTCAGCGTATCTAAGCAGAAATCTGGTACTCCCGGAAGAACTTACGTGTTGGAATCATCTACTACAATTTTGAAGAAAGAAAGTGAAAACAGCATAACACCGAATGTTGTGATATTTAGCGCGTACTACCGTGATGGCAAGAACACAGGTAGAACAGATTATGCCGGAAGATTTGTTATTGAGGAAACGTCCGATGGAAAGACATGGGCGACTGTTTATACAAGCACAGTAGATGAGACCAGCGTTAACTACTATGCAGATTACGTTTTTGCGGATTCTGATGGAGTATTGGTTGCAGACAGCGACGGTTCACTGATTGGTGCCCGTTCAAAAGATATCGTAGGATTACGGTGTAGCTTGTACGCATCAGGTGGGACAATAAATCTGATTGACACAGTCAAACTTGATGTTATCACAGAAGTCACGGCTCTGACACAGGAAGATATTTTGAAGCTCCTGACCAATGATGGAGAATGGAAAGGCGTTTACAGGGGCGCGGATGGGGAACTGTACATTTCATTCAGTGCCGCAATGGGCGGTTTGTTGAAGCTGGGAGGCAAAAACAATGGAAATGGTGTTTTGCATATTTACGATACCTACGGCAGGGTCAAAGCAACATTAAATTACAATGGACTTGTTGTCTATGATACACCATTAAATCCTGACACTACAACATCACAAAAATACTCGGGACTTCTTTTTAATGGAGCATCAATCAAACCAGTAAATGGAACAACAAATTTAACTGATGACGACGAGATTATTGAAATTGATACCGACGGAATATTTTATGGTAGGTATGTAAGTGACGATGGAAGTCCTATCTTTGACGCAGAATTTAGTATCTTATATGCATATGAATTTGATTGCAATGATTTTTCTTGCAACGGTGGAAATGCAAAACTCGAAAGTGTTAAAACTGATTCTGCGGAAATCAAAGATGCAACGATTACAAATGCCATAATCACTAATCTAAAAAATGTAGTAATTACAAATTCAAGACTTGAAGGAGATGTTATAGGAAGTATTTCAGGCACAGCATCTCTTAAAAGTTTGAAATTAACAAATCTCCAATCTGCCACAGATGGTGCAGCGTTAATTGTCGGTTCTTCGGGAATGGTATTTAAGCGATCATCCTCATCCAAACGTTACAAGGATATCGGTGGATCCATAATTCCATCCGAAATCGAAGAATGGTACAAAATAGAACCAGTCTGGGCGAAATACAAAGACGGTTATCTTGCGGAAGGCGACAAAAACGAGGGACGCTATCTGCCTATGTTCATTGCGGAGGATGTAGAAGAACATTTTCCACAGGCAGCTACACATGCGAACAATCAGATAGAAGACTGGAACTACCGTATGATGATCCCGGCAATGTTTGCAATGATTAAAAGTCAGAAATCCGAAATAGACAACCTAAAAGAGGATATGAAAGAACTGAGAAAAATTATAAAAGAAATGAGAGGTGAATAATATGGCAGATGCATTAAATGTAAAGAAGATCAGCGCATTCACTAACAACACGGCACCGGCAGATACAGATTGCTTCTTGACAGCTACGGGAAATGTGGCAAAGAAAACAACCGTTGCGCAGCTGATCACGTGGCTAAAGGAGAAACTGGGAATCAACAGCTTAAACACGAATCTCCTGAAGGTAAAAGATCTTGAGGTATCTGCTTCTGTGTCGGCAAATGCAGATAAAAACATATCGGTCAACTGGGGACTTCCGGCAGACGCTACCATAGTAGCATATTTTGTCGAAAAGGTGGCTGGAAGCGGAAATACAACTAACATAACGTATGTGAATTTTACTCTACCCAACAACATCAGGGTAAAAAGTACATCTGCACAAACAGTCACGATAACAGCTGCATGTTTGTATAAATGATTTACTCCGATGCAACATTTCTTGTTTTGCAGTTCGGTGAATTTTAAGAAGGAGTGATGATATTATGGCAGAAATCAAAGGTATTGACGTATCATCTTTTCAAGGGAAACCTGATTGGACGAAAGTTAAAAATTCTGGAATCAAGTTTGCGATATTAAGAATTCATCAGAAATCTGGAATTGATACATCTTTTGAACATAATTACAAAGGTTGTAAATCCAATGGAATTCTTATCGGTGGGTACAAATACAGTTATGCTTTAACACCAGCACAAGCGATTGACGAAGCTGAGGACGTACTTTCCGTTCTTGGTGGTCGTGGACTTGATTTTCCAGTATTCTATGACCTTGAATGGAGTCAGCAGAGAAGCCTTGGAAAACAGGCTATCGAGAATATTGCAGTAGCGTTTCTGACCAGAATAAAGAAAGCTGGTTATAAAGTTGGAATCTATTGCAATCTTGATTGGTACAACAATGTTCTAACAGATACCTTGAAACAGTACGATTGTTGGATTGCTCGTTATCCCGCCAATGACAACGGTTCTGTACAGGAAAGATTACGTCCGAATGTTGGTGTAGGATGGCAGTATTCCAGTAAGGGAAAAGTCTCAGGAATCAGTGGAAATGTTGATATGGATGTGTTCTATACAGATTATCGGACGGAACAGAAAGGAGAAGTAACAGTGGCAAA